TGTTCGCGTTTGCAATCAGGGACCATGTGTTGCCTGCCGGGGTCGCGCTGCCCGTGTCATCCGCGTTGCTGTAGTTCGACGTGTGGAACGAAGCGGTGAACTTGGCTGGCGTCTTCTGCACTGTCTGGCCGTTGCTGAGCGTAGTAAACGTGGCGGCTGTGTAAGCGACCACAGTGACGGACTGCCCGTTCAGGAAGGACTCTTGCGTGCCGCTGAGCAGGACAGCTTGGCCGCCCACGAGCGCTGGCGAAGCGTTCTCTTCGAGCGTGACAGTCAAAACGTTCGAAGCGACTGAGGTCGCTGCGATGTCGATGGGGATGCCGTTCGCTTGGTCGGTGATCGACGGGTTTGCGTTGAAGTCGTTCAAGCCCTGCAACTGACCGAAACTGAAGCTGTACTCAACAGGTGACGACACGACTTTGACTCCGTAAGGTGCCGTTCCATGGAGCAAGTCGAATTGGTTGTAAGCCTTGAGACCGACGATGATCGCAACGAGCGTGTCGCCTGCGTTGGCGTTGACCGTCACGTTGTCGCCGTTCTGGTTCGACCAGATGTTTGTGACCTTCGAGGCGTACTGCGCTGGGAAGCCGGACGTCTCCAAGGTCGCAGTGCCTGCTGCCGACACGACCACGCCGTATGCGTTGTTGGTCGTCACAGTCGTTGCCGTGGATGCCGTGACGAGGAATGTGCCGTTGTTTTTGGCGTTGGCGAAACCCGAGATGGTCAGGGCCTTGCCTGCGAGGGCGCTGTTCGCGTTTGCCGCGATGCTGGCGGTGCTGTAGACCGTCACGCCGATTGGCTGGAATGCAGAAGGCTGGTTGTAGACGCTTGCCACGCCCGTCAGGGCGAAGGAGTCGCCGCGCTGCGGGTTCAGAACAATGTTGTTAGCCATTTAAGAAACCTTGGAGGAAGTGTCCTCTACAAAGAGCATAGGTAGCGAAATCCTTTGACTACTGAAATCGTTTTAGGGGGAAAACGGCGGTATTAGGGAATTAAGGGGATTTATGGAAAAGTGCCGGTGGAATAATGGGGCGTAAGAGGCTTTTTGACGAGATAGCCAAGACCAAATGGTGCAACCGCTGCGGCAAAGTCTTGCCCTACGACGCCTTCGGCGAGAACCGCCGCACCGCCTCCGGCAGGCAGGACTATTGCAAGACCTGCCACAATGCCTACACCGGGTCGTTTTGGGCCAAGGTCTCCGCTTTCGAGCAGCTTCTTGAGCAAAAGTGGCGCATGTCACCCGGCGACTACCTTGAGCTATGGCGTTCGCAGGACAAGAAGTGCCTCATCTGCGGGGCCTCCCTCACCTTGTACCATCGCGACACCCACATCCACGCATTCGGTTCCCGGAAACGTCTGCTTTGCACTAATTGTAACCGGGGCATGGAGTGCTTCAAGGACGATCCGGGGATTTTAAGGAAGGCTCTGGAGCAGGTAGACGGAAGCGCCAAGGAACCAGCCGGGCACGAAGTTTAGATGCCGGGACTATTTTCCGTCCTGCCAGCCCCGGCACCCCACGGAGGATCACGCCTCGCGTCGAGACCCGACGAGGACGCCGGGTTATGGGTGGGCAGGACTCTAAAAAGGGTCTCGGCAGCGGGCAACCGTCCCTTTTGCGGTTTCTATAGCATTTTTCAAACTATCGCGTTCCTTAAGCGAGGGGTGAAAGAGCATGCAGGTTCAAACCTTACAGATTTACAGCACCAGCGGCAGCCCGCCGAACTCCAACGGTTCTTGGATCGATGTCAGCAACCTCGTGGCCATCTCGGTTCAGATCAACAACTACGTCGCCGCCAGCACCGACATCGAGGTTTCGAACGACCCGAATGTGATGATCGACGGCTCGGGCATCGGCGCTCCGGGCGCGGCTCCCGTGCTGAGCCAATTTTTGTCCACGCCGGGAAGCCTCTCAACCCCGCCCGGCAACGTTGACACCAGCACGCTTCCGCCGCAGACCTTCTACGTCAAGACCACGTTCATCACCAAGTGGGGCGAAACCACGGCATCCCCGGAATCCTCCCTGTCGGTCTTGGCGGGCAACTACCTTTTTGTCGCGGCCCCAGTCCCGAGTGCTGCGCAGCAGCCGTACGTCACCGGCTGGAACTGCTACGTGGGCTTGAGCAGCGGCAAAGAAGTCTTGCAGACCGCGCCGCAATACAACCCGCAACGCCTCATCGACGGCATCGGCACAGTGGGAGGCACGGTGAACCCGCTCGGCCCGAACCAGTCCACGCGCTTCGCGATCAGCGGGGCGCTGCCATTGATAACCAACGTCATCGGCAGTGTCGTCAAGGTGCAAGGGCAGAACTTCTCGATGGTCAACGGGTTCCAGCAAACGCAATGGACTCCGCCGTCCAGCGACCAGTCCGGGGGCACAGGTTCCGGCGTGAGCGTCAGCAACGGGGCCGGACTCAGCACCCTTACGTCCAACACCAACACGGCGGTTGCTGTCTTCATAAGCGGCGGCAACTTGATATGGTCGTCGTCCAACATGACTTGGAAATTCCTGAGGGTCACGCACGGCGGCGCAAGCACCGTCGCATACCTAGAGGGGTTGAGAGGCTAACTATGAGCAGGAAGGTTTACCCGAAAGTCGCGCACGGCGTGAGGGGCGAGAAGCCCGGCGAGTCCATCTTTTCGAAGAACCATTTCGCGTCGATGATGGCGATTCCCCGCGACGTGCAGTTCGAGATCGACAGCCTCATGCTGCGCCGCGTGGCAGGCAACGTGTACGAGTGCCCAGCGGATAGATCGTTCTGGGCTGTCAAAGGCGGACGTATCATCAAGCTAGTTGGTAATGAGGTTGATGATGGACAAAGCATTCCAGCGGCCCCAGACGATAAACCGGCTGCATTTTTGGCAAATATTTTGGATGACCTCGAATTCTAGCCATGCTGATATACAAAATTACAAACCGGAAGAACGGCAAAATTTACATTGGGAAATGGCAGGGACGGTCTGCCCGAGACCGATGGAAACAGCATATTCGCGCTGCAAAAAACGGAAGCACGTTGTATTTGTCAAATGCTATCCGCAAGTACGGAGCCGACGCCTTCACCGTCGAGGTAATCCGCCGAGCCAAGACCCCGGAAGAGCTTTCGGCAATGGAGACCTTCTTCATCGTCCTGCACCAAAGCCACGTTCCGGCGAACGGCTACAACATGACGCTGGGGGGCGACGGGGCAGCACCGGGCAAGTTGAATTGGATGTATGGACGTCCTAAGACTGGGCGACTGTTAGAAGGTTGTCGAAAAGGGGGCGCGGTTGGTGGAAAAATGCATTTGGGACAGAAATGGGCTGAAAATGCCGAGGGACGGAAAAAGCTAAGTCAGTATCGTAAAGAGCATCCTCCTGCCAAAGCGTGCGATGCTTTTCGGGAAATGATTATCTTGTGGCTTCGACGGACGCCACAGATGGATGCAGTTACGATTTGTAAACGTTTGCGGGCAAACGGGTACTCCAAAGGCATCCAAAGTGTACGTAGTTTTGTGAATTCTTTGCGTAAGGAGTCTACAAAAGAGCGGCAAAATCGTGAATGGAATGAGTATCTAGCTCATCCGAACTTCTGTGCTGCGTGTGGCTCCTTTATCATCCCGCGTAGGAAGGATTTTAGTTCTGTGAAGACGAGAAAGTATTGCAAGCGTGCTTGTGCCAACGCGGTCAATAACAAAAGGAGTGCGGCAGCAGCCGCTTAATGCCATGGCAACAGAAAAACAGCCATATTCCAATATAATTGATGCTCTACTGGATCGCCGAGAACCCAATTGGAAAGACATCGGCATGGAAGACGCCCGGAAGTCCGGCGAGGAGGTCGCGGACTGGTCGCACCAGTACGCGGACACGGATTTCGAGGACGACATCGCCGAGTCGGCAAGCCGCCACACCCCGATTTGGGGACCGAAGTCCGGCGCTCGCATCTACGAGGAGCGCATCGCCGAGAAGGAGGCGGCGGCACCGCGCATCAATTCCGTGACGGCGTACCGCCGCATGGACGAGTACAAGTCCGAGGACGGCGACAATGATTCCCTGATGAACGAGGTGACCGAGAGCATCGAGAAGGCGTACTCCAGCAGCAACCTCGCGGAGAACAGCGCGGCGAAGAAAGAGGTGTCGGACGCGCAGGTGCTCAAGTACGTCCGCGACCTGCTCAACCAAGGCACCTCCCCGGCGAAGGTCGCCCAGCAGCTTCAGAAGCTCGCCGAGATCGAGCTTTTCAACCACCAGAGCGCGACGGACTACCTACAGCGCAATGCGGGCCTGCTGGGCATTGCCTACCTTGAGCCGAACACCTACATGGACAAGAACAGCCCGACCTACGAGCACACGGCTGTTGACAAAAACATTGAAGATAACCCGAAGTGCTCAAAATGCGGCACTAAAATGAAGCACTCAGGCGGTCAGTATGAATGCCCGAAATGTGGTCATGTGCGAGAGCTAGGTTTTCGGGCTTTGCCAAAAAGTAGCAGCAATGTTTGCGTCGCGCAGAAGAAGGCGTGGGATCAGGCGGGCATCAAGCCGCAGGCGCACAGCGTGAAGCAGATCGCAGCGTGCCAAGGCTGCCAGTACTTCGGCAAGGGCGCACGCAGCAAGACCTGCAACCTGTACCACCTCCCGGTAGTCGCCAACGCACAGGAGCTTTCGCAGATCGTGAACCACCTGACGCCGGGCGTGCCGGAGAAGCGCAAGCACGCGGCTCTGGTAGTCCTCGCGAACGGCGACGGAAAGCGGGTGCAGAACCCGAAGGTCGCCGAGCAGACCGGCGTGGTCAAGACGGCGGACGCCAAGGTCCGCAACCAGGAGAAGCGTGCCAGCTACCAGTTCTCGGACAGCCGGGAGACGAGCAGGCGCTTCTCCTCCGAGCACGTGGCAAAGATGCACGGCAAGGGCGCGTCCCTTGAGCAGATTTACAAATGGGCTGAGGAGAAGTTCGGCAGCGTGGACGTGAGCCTTGCGTTCCGTGGCTTCGTCCAGGGCCTGAGGAAGAACGCGAGCGGCAGGATCGAGGTCGCGAGCAAGGACTTGTCGTTCCTGAACAGCATCGGAATCCGCAACGCCGCCTTCGAGGGCAAGGAGAGGTGCGCAAGCTGCGAGTACCACAAGAAGGCGCTGTCCCCGATCCTCGACTACGAGGAAAGCGCGGTGGACATCCGGCCGTGCGCGAACTGCGGCGCAGACCAGCACTACTTCACCTACGACGAGCACAGCGAGGTGTTCTGCACCTCTTGCGGCGAAGTTCAGCCCATCAGCCAGCAGGACTTGATGGCGTATCAGCAGAGCGGCAAGACAAGCTCCAAGGCCGGGCGCGTCGCGGCAAAGTTCGCGGAGTCGTCCTCCCATGTCGCGGCGAGCAAGCAGCCCGACCGCGAAGCCGAGATCGTCGTCACCGCCGCGAAGGTGCGCATGCTGCACCAAGCCGGGCACAGCGTCGAGAGGATTTACAAGAGCGCGGCGGGCAAGGTGGGGTCGGTCGAGGCACACAGGGCGGTCGCGGGGTTCGTCGAGGACATGAGGAAGCGCCCCGGCAAGGTCGCCGTGTCCGAGAACGACCGTGCATTCCTCATCGGCAAGCTGGGGTTCCGCCCGGAGCAGGTCAGGATGCTCGACCCGCAGCGCCGCCCAGTGACGCAGGTCGTGGCGAGCGTGCCGGAAGATGCAAACTTCCTGTCCTACCCCGGCATGGGCAAGCACGCGGGGGAAAAGAAGGCGACGGACGGCCATGCGATCCTGAACGAGTTCGACCTGACCGGGAGCCACGACATGCCGGACATAGACGTCAGCGGGCCGAAGAGGGACGACGTGGAAATCGGAGAGCACTACAAGGTGGACTTGGACTAAGGCAATGGAAGAGTGGACGCTCAACATCGACGAGAACGGCAACGTCAGCGGCGAAAAGGAACAGTCCGAGCAGGAGCGCGACTCCAAGCTCGGCGAAATCCGCAGGCTGATCGCCGACGAAACCACGCCCCCGGCGAAGATCAAGAGGCTCATCGCGGAAGAGATCGCGTCGATCAACATGCTGATGATCAAGTACGGGAACGACGTCAACATCATCGAGGGCATGAAAGTCAAGGTCTTCGAGACGCAGGTCAAGTCGCTCCGCGAGCTTGGCAAGGAAATCATGGAAGCCGACACGCTCAGCCACAAGGATTTCCTCAACATGGACGGCAAGAAGTTCAAGTACGCCCTCATCCAGTATTCCGAGGGCCTGAAGGAAGCGATGCGGATGGTGAAGCTCGACGACACGACCATCAACAGCATTCTCAACCACTGGCGGGACATAATGGCGGAAAAGGAAGAAGAGATTCGCCGCGAGATCGACAAGCTCGACTCCAAGAAGTAAAGGGGAACGTATGGCAAAGGAAATCACCAAGAAGGCTGGCGTCGGCGGCAACAGCGTCGCAGGCAAGAGCTTCCAGATATTCACGGTAAGCGAGGAACTGCTGCAAAAAGTCGTCGAAGCCGTCCAGGCTGGCGAGAAGGAGGCCCGCTCGTCCGGCAACGTGCAGTCGTTCGAGGTCTTCTGCCACGGCTTTCGCCAGAACATCTCCCTCGGGCGCATCATGGTCGTCCCCGCCAAGGTGTGCAACGACAGGCAGAACTTCCCCACGGCGCTGCTCCACGGCGCTCTCGTCCGCGTGTTCGGCACCGGAGGCGAGGAGGTCGCCGACCTCATCGAGAAGAAAATCGGGGCTGGCGAATTCGACGAGTACAGCCAAGCGGATTTCGACACGATCAAGAAGGAGCTTTTCACCGATGCGAAGACGGGCGAGGAAGCCTCCCTAGTGGTGTTCGCCCCGAACTGGATGAACTCCCGCGAGTACGTCTGCTTCCACTTCAGCGACAACGCCGAGCAGCTTAAGAACGACCTGCGCCACCTGGTCTTCTCGGCGTACTACAACCCCGCAGTGTCCAGCGCCTTCAACGCGCTGATGACCAACGTGGACACGACCAAGGTGGACGTCACCGACATCACGCCGAAGCTGTCTTACCCGTTCCTGTCCGAGAACCCGCTGAAGCAGTTCCCGCAGCTTGAGAAGTCGGCTGGCTGGAAGAGGGCGACGGTGCTACTGAACAGGAAGACCGCCGACGAGATCGCCAAGCAGACGCTCGACCCCCAGGAACTCGACGTGTTCGACTCCCTGAACCAGGCGCTTGAGCAGTCCCTGCTCCCCAGCGCCGATGGCGCACAGGGCGAGGGCGGGTTCAAGGCCCCCGAAGCGAAGCCGGGCGTGCCCCGCGAGGCTTCGTCGAAGGAAGCAAACGGCGAGCCGTTAAGGTTTTTCCAAGAGTCCAACGGCGACTATTTGGCTATCGACCCGGATTCGTTGTCTTATTACCAAAAGAACTTCGGCGAAGACCAGTACGAAGGGCGCGGGACAGCTATCGCCGGGAGTGTTAGCTCTGTCCAAACCACAGCCATCAGCGAAGAGTTCCTGAAGGGCTGCCAAGAAGTCCCGCGAGACCAAGTCCCCGCTGAGTGGCTCCGCGCCATCGAAGGCGACGAGCCTACCGTGGCGCACGAAGCCTCCGAGGCTTTCGGCGGCAAGCAGGCCCCGCCGTTCGGCTCCAAGGAGAAGGACAAGAAAGAGTCCTCCGCCAAAAAGGCTAAGAAGGAAAAGGGACAGAAGTGCCCCGAGTGCGGGAGCGACACGGAGGTCGAGAAGGTGTTTGTCGCCGGGCAGCCCATCAAGAGGGAAGCCTGCACGAACAAGAAGTGCGGCTACAGCAAGAGCAAGGCTGACTCCGAGAAGGTCGCCCACATCGGCGCGGACGGCGTGTGCCCCGGCTGCAAGAAGGCTGGCGGCGAGTGCTCCTGCGAGAACTGCACCTGCAAGGCGGCGTCGCTCAAGAAGGTCGCCTACGTGTCGCATTGCCCCGGTCACCGCAACTCGAAGGGCGAGAAGGCCGAATGGTGCATCAAGCAGCACGAGACGGGCAAGATTCTGGAAAGCTTCAAGTCCGAAGATGCGGCAAAAGAAGGCTTGAGGAACATGGAGTCGCACAAAGGCTCCGCCGAGAAGAAAGCCTACAGCGGCGACCCCCGCTGGCTGGAAGCCAAGCAGCCTTCCCGCTGCAAGAAGTGCGGGCGGGACATCAATGCCGGGGAACGGGTTTACTACTACCCGAAGACCAAGACGGTTTACTGCGACGGCGAGGACTGCGGGAAACAGGCGGCACGCGATTTCGAGGCTGCGGCCTTTGACGAGCGGCAGATGACGGGCAGCGCGAAGGAAGCCTGCGCCCCGCACGAGACCCCGTTCACGAACGTCGGCCCGGGGACCGAAGCCCACGCCGAGCAGGAAGCCTCCGCCCCGGCGATGAAGGAGAGCGTCCAAGGCGACGAGGGCAGGGAAGACGAATCGACCGGCGGCCCAATCGGCATCGCCATCGACGAGACCGGAGTGCCTCGCCGCAAGGAGGAGGAAGCCAAGGTCGGCAGCAAAGGTAAGAAAGCCGACCACTGGGGGCACTGCAAGCAGTGCGAGGCGACTGTAGAGCCGGGAGCGAACTTCTGCTCCAACGAGTGCCGCGACAAGTACAACGAGGAGAATCCCGGCTACGATCCGAATATGCCCGCCCACCGGACCGACGGTCTCATCGACAGGATTAAGGGATATGCCGACCAAGGGGGATTTTTGGCTTCGGATAAGAATGCCGCAAGCAGCGATCCCCGCCGCAAGGAAGAAGAGGGCAAGACTGCGAAGATCGTGAAGACGCCACACCCCGAAAAGGAGGGCTTCGACAATCGTGGCAAGCAGATAGAACCCCCGATCAACGCGAATCTCACCGACCACTACGCCAAGATGTACAGCGGCGGCTTTGTAGACAAGCGCAACGCGCCTCCGAAGGAGGTTGCGGCGTACATCACCGCCACCACACAGCCGGATTCCCAGAGTCCAAGCGCCGTTGCCGACCATGCCAAGGAGATCAAGGCTGGCGGATACGGCAAGTACCCGCTCGACAAGTCTGCGGCTGGCGACAACTCGTTCTCCAAGAAGGCGGAGGAGAAGTGGGGCAGCGTCGAGATTCCGCTGAAGTTCAAGCGCGGTGCAGTGAACCGCGACATCCTGAACGATTTTGAGCGCGGCTACATCGAAGCCGCTCTCTGGTCAACCAACGACGGTTCCGATCCGAGCGGCGGCGAGCCGCTGGACAGGAACTACGACATCGAGGACATCTCCGACGAGGGCATGCAGCAGATTCGCAAGGATTGCGCGGATTTCCAGAAGAAAGCCGCGCCTCTGCTTCAGGAAGCCTACCAGCGCCCAGGCTATGATCGCCCCGGCGAATGGTCAGGTCAGGCCATGGCAGGGCACGACTTCTGGCTGACCCGCTGCGGCCACGGCGTGGGGTTCTGGGATCGTGAGGCCCTCAAAGAAGGCGGTCTGGGGGACAGGCTGAGCGAAGTCGCGAGAAGCTTCGGCGAGTCCGACCTGTACATCGGCGACGACCACATGGTTCACGTCGCCTCCGCGAAGTCCAAGTCTTTCTCGCCAGCATACGTTGCTAACAAGCTGGCTAAGATCGTGGACAGCGATGGCGGCTACGAAGCCATTTCGACAAGGGGCAAGCAGGCACGCGCCGAGAAGGAGTCCCTGCTCGACAGGTTCCGCCCGAAGACGGCGGTCGAGCTTGACATCGACTCCATCTGGGACGCGATCACCGAGGACATGGGTCCGGCTCCGCTGGTGGACGTTGACACCGACCCGAGCAACTCCGCCCCGTCCAACACGGAAGGCGAGAGCCAGAGCACGGAGCCGCGCAGCAGCGCACGCCCAAACAAGCGCGACGTGGGAGACCTGCCGGAGGCGTTCCGCAGCCCCGAGCCGGAGGACAAAAAGGAGGTCTCCGAAGGCGATGCGGAAAGGGAAGAGTCCGGTCTCGAAAACGAGGCCACCAAGCAGTCCGCCTGGCGCATCGACAGCAAGTTCGCCGACTTCGTGGACGAAGTCTCCGGCGAGATCGAGGACTCCGGCCGCCGCGTAAGCTGCGACCAGTGCGAGATGGCGGCGATCAACGGCGTGCCCTGCCACGAGCACGGCTGCCCGAACGCGAACGCACGCTGGGACGAGGAGAGCGGCAGGTGGGTCAGGCAGCGCAAGTGCCGCGAGTGCGGCTTCGACGTTGACGAGGACGACCCTTGCTGCTCAGCCGAAAGCGATGAAATCCAGCATGAGTGCATGGCGTCCAAGACGGCAGCGGCGTCCGAGGGCCTGAAGAAGAAGCTGTTCCCCGGCCGCTTCTCCGACATGTCCGGCAAGATGGCGGCAATCGTGGGGTACATCCTCGGCGAGACCTACACCAACCCGTCAATCACCGACATGGCGATCACCAGCGACGGCTTCGTCATGGCGCAGCAGTCGGGCGACATCGGCATGAACGACATGATCGGCGACGTGTCCGACCTGAGGCGCAACTGGGATAATCTGCTCAGCGCGGCCGGTCTTGAGCCTCAGGAAAAGCAGGAAGCGGCGGCGCTTTTCAAGCGCATCCGCAGCTATCAGCATGAGGCGAGCGCCAAGACAGCGGAGCCTCGGCTTAAGTGCCCGCATTGTGGTGCTGCCAGTGGTCGTTGCCCAGAATGCAACAGGAGGTACCCGCACGGCACGGCGTCTCATTGCACCAACCCGTCTTGCCAGGCGGTAAATGCTCCGATAGATTGCGTGGGCTGCGGTCGCATCATATCCAAAAACAAGGATGGCATCATTGACGCGGATGGAGAATTTCATCCATTTGCGCTTGCTAGAGATAAGAATCTGCGGCGCAGTTTCCCCCGCGTTAGCGGTGAGACCGGCGAGTCGCAGGAGAAAGAAGCCTCTGCCAAAGTCGCCGACACGGCGGACAACGAGCACGACATCGACGCTGCTTCGGACCCGACCTCCGAGGAGACCGGGCCGAGCGGCACCGTCGAGTGCCACAAGGACACCGACGCCGAGCGCTCCAAGGGCACAGACCGACCGAGGCCCGAGGCTGGCGCGGACATCAAACAAGCAGCGCCGAAGGGAAAGGGATGGTCGCCACGGACGAACAGCGAGGGATTCCTGGTTGACGAAGAAGACGACGAAGAAGAGGGAGATGACAACTCTCTTCCAACGCAGTTCTCGATGGCGAGAATCCACAACGCCCTTGAGCGTGCAGGATTCAGAGAGGACGAGAGCGGCGACCTGGTTCACCCGGTCTACGGTCTCTTTGAGGATCAAAGCAGTTCCAACGGCTATCTCATCAGTCTCGGCGGAAAAACGTTCATGACTTACAAGCCGCTGATGGCGATGATCGAGAAAATGATCGCCCAGCAGGCAAAGAAGGCACCGAAGAAGCCGCTGAGGAGAAAGAGAAGCGACACTGCCGACAACCCCGCCAACTGGAGGGGCGGCGAGGGCGTGATCCAGCCCAAGACCGACGCGGACGTTGAGGACACCAGCGGCCCGGATGCTCCCCCGCAGGGGCAGAAGAAAGCCGATGCGGCTGGCAGCGTGCTCAGGCCCATGACTACCGAGGAGGCGGGAAAGGCGCTGCGTTCCGTCCGCGAATACGGGACGGCGGGGCTTGACGACCGGATGGAAAGCAAGCCCGAGCATGCCCAGGGGAAGGACAAGACGAGCGCGATAGAAGCGATCCCCTCTGTAGAGGATATGGAGGAGGCGATCAGAAATGAGCGTCGTGCGGATGCGCCGCCGAACGACGGAAAAGCGCAGCCCGCGAACGCGAAGAAAGCCGACACCGCCGACAACCCGTACAACATGGAGAACGACGGCAAGGGAGCGCCGGAGAACAAGAAGGTCGTCGAGAAGAGGGACACCTCAGGGCCGACGCCGAGCAACACCAAGAGCGCGAACCAGAACACGGGCGTCAAGCAGATGGTCGGCGAAAAGCACGACCACGGGATCGAGGGCGACATAGCGCAGGCGAAGTCCGAGAGCACCAGCCCGAACGCCGTGGACAAGGACATCCCGCAGCCGACAGTCTCCGTCCTCGACGCGGGCAGGCGCAAAGCTTCTCATGATGTTCATGGAAAAAGATTCCAAGTCATAGTAAGGAACCCAGTCCACAACAGTGGCAAAGAATTTGTTTTTGACTCTTTTGATACCAATGAAGAAGCAGACCATCTGGCTCGCGCAATGATGGGGGATTTGCCCCATTTATCTGTTCGCGTCCAGGACAGTCAGCCAAATGATGTCGAAAAAGTTGCGGATGACATCAGCGGCGACATGGGCGAGGCGAAGTCCGGGCTTGACTACGACAAGGCCGGGGTCGCGGGCGAGCCGATGGCGACGCAGACCGAGTCAGCGGAGCAGGCCGGGCGAAAGAACTCCGCCGTCAAGCAGATCGTCGGGCCGAAGCATGACGGCGGCGTCGAGGGAGACCTCGCTGAAGCGGATGCGGGAGTCGATTTCGACAAGGCGGCAATCGCGGGCGAACCCGCAGCGGAAGACACGGTGAACCCGGAGCATTTTGCCAGCAAAGACAAGACGGCGTGCGGTGAGGATCAGTCCGAGTCGGTAGAGTTCGATTTTGGGGCCGGAGATTTGGCTGACATCGTCCTCGTGGAAGACGAAGAAGAAAAGTAAGGGAGCCAGGCGGCATGAACCAGCAGAATAAAATCGCGGACATAACCAACGCAGTCAACGTCTTCACGAAGACGCTGCTTTGGAAGCTCACCGAAGGGCACCCGGTCGAGCAGGAAGAGATCGACGCCCTCAACGAGATGCGCGAAGAGGCAGGCATGAAGCCCCTCAACATCGCCGTCCCGTCCCAGCAATCCGAGAAGAAAGCGCCGCGACCCGAGGGCAAAGCCCCGCAGCCTGCGGACGACCCCGAGTACAACCCGCAAGCCATAGTTATCAACGGACAACGATTTGAGGGGCAACTGCTGCCTGACAACAAGCAATGGACGAACCGCTTCTACATCAAGTCCGAGTCTTCCGGCAGGCTTTACACCATCGCGCAGAACAAGAAGTGGCGCTATTGGGGCTGCAACTGCCCCGGCTGGATCGGCCACCGCAAGTGCAAGCACCTGGAAGCGTTGGGGCTGCCCGCGAAAGAGCAGCCATACGAGGCGAAGCTTAAGGCGGCCTCGACGAAAACAGGCGTGACGATCAAGTTCGCCGACGACGGCTACAGCCCGGAAGCCTACAAGCTGGCGGCCGAACTGATCCACAGCGACCAAGAGCTTTCGAAGATGATGGAGCCGATAGAGAACGCGTACGGCGAAGCCCACATCGACGGGCCGGAAGCGGGGGCCTCCAACGACGAGCTTCATGCGAACACGCACGAGGAAAACGGCGTCCCTGTGGCCGACGGCGGAATCAAGTCCCCGGAGCGCCAGAACGTGAACGCGATCCGCGAGGCAATCGAGACGCAGGCGGAAATGGAAGTCCACAAGCCCATCGAGGTCAAGCAGGAGCAAGTCGAGCGTGCCGTGGAGCAGACGGAAGCCAAGCTCAACGGCGAGGCCCCGGCTGGCGCAACCGAGGTCTCCGCGAAGCCAGGCACCCAGATCATCATCAACGTCGGCTCCAAGACGGCGGTCTCCCAAGCCGAGAGGCTCATGCTGCTGGAGAACGATGTCTGGGACAGGCTCGGCATCGAAAGCGGCGGCCAGATCATGGAGGACCCGCAACTGGAGGCACGCTACCAGGCGGCGATGCTTGCGGCGATGAAGACTGCTGGCTTCAAGCGCATCTCCCAAGCCGTCATCGACCAATTGGAAAACGAAAACTACCATCAATTGGTGAAGCTCCTGACGAGCCTTAAACCCATCAATCCCCAGCAGAAATTCGTCGATATTCGGGACAAGCTGGGCATCGGGACCGGCGGTCAACAGTACCCGAACGACCCGAGTCCCGACTACGCGGAGAGGGTCAGGAAACTGGAAGAGGAAGGTCTCACCACTTCCGACGCCCAAGCCGTCGTCGAGGCCGAGATCGCGAAGGAGAAAAAGGGCGCTGAGTCAACAAAGACCGCCAACCTCCGTGTCCTTGAACGCCAAGGCAAGCGCGTCCAAGTCCACGACATTGGAGAGCTTGCCGCTGCCAGCGAAAACAGCGAAGAGTTCGACTACAACCAAGCAGAAAACGTTTGGGTCGATCAAAGCGGCGGGATATGGCGCGAGATCGGGGATGCCTCCGAAGTCAAGCAGGGCGCTGAGCCAATCGGCGGCGAAAACCAAGGCAAAGTCACATCGGGCATGGGCACCGGGGCTTTCGGCGGCACGGACTTAGAGGGCCCATCGTTCCACGTTGGGTTCGTCTTTCGCGGCACCCGGCGCGAGGCTTCGTTCTCCTCCTTCAAGGAAGCGCATGCCTTCATCAAGAGCGCATCCGCTAAGTTCAGCAAGTTCGCGAGCAACTGGACTATGAGGTGCCCGTGGTGCGGGAAAATGACATCGAAGGGCAAGCCCGAGGACTCCTACGCCTGCTCGTGCGGGTGGAACTCCCATACTGCCGTGAGCGAAACGCCGATTCCGCCCGAAAAACCGCCCGTGAAGAAGACAGCGGCAGCCGATCCTGCGAAGCGCAACCTTGTGCTGGAAATCCTGGGCCACGGCCCGAAGACGACGGACGAAATCGAAAAAGCGCTCGGCGGCGGCAAGTACACCAACATGGCTTATCCTGTGCTCCAGGACCTCCTCAGGGAAGGCTTGCTCAAGCACAAGCAGATGCGCTGGCACCTCAAAACTGCCGTAAGGACAAAGACAGCAGCGTGGGTCGAATGGAGGAGCTATGTGAACTCGCCCGTCGAGGTCGTGACCCGCAGCAAGGGGCGCGAGGTCTTCCCGAACCTCGCCGAGGCTCAAAAGAAGTACCCGACGATTGACCCGGAGCACAACGGGCAAGACTTCACTTGGGCTGTGCGCGGGCAAGTGGATGGCAAGCCTGCGATGCGTTTCGACGACTGGGAGACCGAGAGGATCGTGAGCGCCTCCAAGAAGGCCTCCTTCGGCAAGAGGGCGCTGTCCATCGAGAGCCGCGTCAGCGAGAAGAACAAGACCGACGTGATCAAGGCGGTCACGGACAGGCTCAACGGCATCTTCGCGGACTTGAAGAAGAGGAACCCGCAAGGCTACATGGATTCCTTCGAGCAGCAGCTTACGACGTTCATGATGGACACTGCGGAAGCCTTGGGCTTGCAGATGGATTACGCGCCGGAAAGCGACACCTACGTATTCTACGACCAAGCGGGGGCGGGTACTCGCGGCAAAAAGTTTGAGGAATTGCAGCAGCAATCCGGGGAATCGGAGCATCCTGAGCGGTTTTGCTACAAGTGCGGCGAGGAGCTTCTGCCCGGCACGGAGCTAGAGGAAGGCCGTGGGCTGTGCAACGAATGCATCTCGATGAAAACATCAGCAAGCTCGGGCAAAACCGCCGACGACCCGCAAGGCATTAGCGAGGAGCACTGGTCGAACTGGGAGACCGGGCAGCTTGACATGTGGCTCGACAACGAGAGCAGGGAGACGTTCGAACTCAAGCAGGACATGGTGCGCCGCGCCATCAAGGAGGGCTTGACGCCGGAGCAGCTTGCCGAGCAACTGAAGAAGACTTTCAGGAAGCAATACGAAGAGCTTAAGCGCGAATCCGGGTTCGAGGGAAACGAGCCGTGGGAAGAGCCGAACTGGGTCGAGCTTGCCAAGGCGAACATGGACTACGAACGCAGGGAGACCGACATCCAAGACAGCGCCTTCATGAAAAGCGTCGGCATCTCTTCCTCGCTGAAGAACGCAGCCATCCATGTCACCTCTGTGAAGCGCATGCCGCAGAAGGGCACGCCGGAATGGCACCAGCTTCAGATCGCCGTCCAGACGATGAAGATGCCCGACCCGATGGTCAACGTCATGGGCGGCCCGGACAGGGAAGAGTCCGAGCAGATACTCGCGCAGTACGGCCTGCGCTGGGACGAGAAAGCCTACACGGCAGGGGGCACGGGCGTGAAGAAAGCCGCTCAGAAGGGCTGGGGGCATAGCAAGCTCATCACGCAGATGAAGAAACTGCTGAGGGCGAACGGCTGGAAGCAAGAAAACGTGGACGGTTCATTGTACATGTTTTTCTTTCATCCGACGAATCGGAAAATCAAAATAGAGCTTGTGACCGAGGATACGCAAGACTCCGAGGGGGCCCGGGAGCCAAAAGGCAGTTGGACGCTCTTCAAGAAGATCAAGTGCGACGCCCCAGACACATCCGATTGCTGGGAAAGCTACAGGCGCGGCACAAAGAAAGATTTCTCCAAAGTCGTGAATGTGGGCGTTAAAAAAGCGGCGGAAGATTTAACCTACCAAGCAAATGCCGATGGCTACATGCTCTATTATAAGGGCAAGCCTATCGGCGGCGCGGGCGTTAACTTGCCCCGCGAAAATCCTTTGCGCGGAAACCAAGGTCGCGAGAATCTGAAAATGTTTGGTCAGAACGCTCGGGACGCGATTGCCGCCTTGAAGAGCGGTCGCGGAGAGAAACGGTTCTTGGATGCGATGGCGCAAATTGACGCGGGCAAGACAGCAGGAGACGGTATGGCAAAAACAGAAGAGCAGGTCGAAAAGGAAGCGGGCTTCAATTTCTTCTTCCCCGGACAGGTGGTGAAGGAATTCTACCCGGAAATCCAGCATGAGATCGTGGATTACCCGAACGCAACCAACCAGCCGATGAGCGGCGCAGGCAACCCGGAGATCGTCGGAGACGACAGCCACGAGCTTGAGGGCATGCTTGACGAGGCACTCGACACCAACGTGATCGAGATGATCCAGTTGCCTGCCGACGTAGGCGAAGTCGAGCCTCTCGCGATGGCTGCGGCGGACTACTCGTCCACTAAGCCAGCGGGCGGAATGGGCATCGGGCGCGACGGCAAGCCCGAGGTTCTCGAAGGAGCGCCTCTCCGCAAGGAGAACGATATTAGAGGGTATATGTTTACTGATGAATTTTATGGTCAGTATGAGGGAATACCGGGAGCCGCGATGGCCATCGCCTCTCAGAAAGTCGCTGCGGGAGACGAAGTTAAGCAATTCTCCGAGTTTTTGAAAAAGGTATGCGGGGAAATAGCCGCAACTTTCGTAGCAAGTTTCAAAATTACACAACGTCCATTGCTTGATAAAGTTCCAGGCGTAGGGGAAATTCAGCTTGACATTATTGAGCAGGGTCAACAGACACAACCATTAGGAGTCACCGGCAAAGGCGGTCGTGTTGCGTGGTTGATGAAAAAACTCAACGACGGGGACATTAAGAGCGCTCTGAATTCTAGTTGGGCGCAAGCAGCCGTTTGGAACGATGACCCAAACGGTGGGTTCGTCTATGAGGTTTTTGTTCGCCCAGAGACTATTGATACTGACAGCCTCATCATGAAATACCGTTTTGTTTGTGGCACTCGTGAGTAAGTGGTATCTGAGATTTATGAAGATCATGGATAAAACTCGCAAGGAAATTTTAACACGGTACAAATCTGGAGAAAGCTCCGTTGATTTGCAAAAGGCTTACCGTCTTTGCCGCGCCACAATTCTGAAGATCGTCAGGGTAGAAGGTGATGGTGCTGTCAGAAGTCGCTCAGAAGCTTTCAGGAAGTATTCCGTCAATGAAACCGCATTTGATGCGCCTCTAGGCGAAGAGGCGCTTTATTGGATCGGATTTTTGCTAGCGGACGGAACTGTTGAAGGAAACCGCAAACATAACGCAGCGGCCAGAATAAGGCTGAAATTGGCGAAGAAGGATAAAAAGCACCTTAGATTATTTTTGGATTTCTTGAAGTCTTCGTATCCAATTTCTCCAACAAGGGCTGGATGTAATACAGTTCAACTTCTTTCCGATAAGCTGTATCGCCGCCTCAGGGAACTAGGTATAACTGAACGCAAGTCTTTTACAGCCGCCCCCTCCGCCGAGGTTGTTAACAGTAGGCATTTTTGGCGGGGCATGGTTGACGGGGACGGCTATCCAGCCACATCTAAAAACACAGCAGTCATGGAACTTTGCGGATCGCTCGCGTCATGCACAACATTCGTGAATTTTCTCGCTGATAACAACATTTATGGGCAAGTGGGACCGCATGGTTCCATACATGATGTTTTACTTTGTGGCGACCGCGCTCGTAATGCTACTGCACTACTTTACAAAGACTGTGTCATTGCGTTGCCCAGAAAGTTCAAAATCGCTGAACGAATTATGAAACAGCCCCTCACCGGAATCGTGCGGGCAAAAGCAACAGTCGCAGGTGTCGCATAAAGGAAAACAACATGGCAGACCTGAAAATCCGAGCGGCGTTCATCGCCAAGGTGGCTGAGAAGGAGATCGCACGCCACACGAAATCCATACCGACAGGGGGTCTGGGCATCGGTGCAATCGAGCACGAACCCCCGTTGATGGGCTTGAAGCGCTACCCTGAGTTCAAGCCGCTTGTGGACAAGATCGTCGTCTCCGTCATCCGGGAGATCAATGCGGAGGCACATAAAATCCAATCCGAGATGCCTTACAAGGCGCAGTTCACGCTCGAAGAGGTCATCAGGGAGCTTCAGGATCGCGTATGAGGGTCGTCCGCATCACAGGCTCCGGCTTCGTCAAGATGGGAGCTATCGCTGACGGGCATCCCGTCGAGTTCCGCCACTGGCAGGAAGTAGTGGACGAGTGCGACCGCGAGCTTGAGTCTGCCGCCAGTTCCGAGGAGGAGGAAGCAGTCGTGGAGCTTTGGCTCGAAGACCCGATGTCTTTCCAAGCCGTGTTTGACGAGGAGGAGCCGGGCATCGCGCCGCAGACCCGCACCGGCAGCATGCTGCGCCGAGCCGACAATTTTGGGCGCAAGCAGGCGGTGGTGCGCGAGGCGAACTGGGACCAAGAGTTTGCCGATGCGCAATTGCATGTCGCTTCAGTATTAAAGAATCTGGGGAACGGGCGTTAACGCAGCGTTCTAAAAAATTGCGGTCAGAAAAACTCTGACTAAACGGTTGACCGACTTAGCCGTGCCGCAAGGCGAAAAGGCGTGTTAGGTTGCTGTCCGTGAAAGCGAAAGCCGGAGCGGTGGCAGAGGGGCAAAGGGGAAATCACACACCTCACGGGTGGTTCCCGTTGAAGACGGCGTAATAACTGAGCTTTGTGATAGGTGCCGTTGCATAATCCCGATAACCTCGACTGGTTTGCAGGGCTGATCCAGTGACCGCAATGGTGTATGGGCTTCGCCATAAGGCACCTCTACCGCATGGCGGGTCGATGGGAGAGCCGGGAATCTACGCACCGGCTCCCCCCAAATACCTCTCTTTGTAGACAGAATACCCCAGCTTTTCAGCCCTTTTAATAGGTATGGCTAACATCCGCAGAAGCAAGCGTTTCGGCAAGGCCGCCAAGGATTCCGTCTTCGGCGCAGCCATTGCCGCGAGCATCGAAGACCCGAGCAAGCTGCAAAACGCCATCGAATTTATCGAGGGACCGGGCGGCATAGGCATCGTGCTGCGTCCGGTGCAGCGCGTTATTGTCAAGGCGATCTATGGCGTTCCCTTCGACTACAAGCCAGAATGGACGTCGCGCATCCCCGGATGGGGCATGGTGCCGATGTACGACGTGTTCCGCGAGAAGAAACTGCACGCGGACGTGACCGAGGAGGAGTACCTCCGCATTACGTTTAACGAGCAGCGCTGCAACGTTTCCGACTGGCGCGACATCCCGAACATGGGCGGCATCCCCGGCGAGGCGGGCTTCAATGAGGCGTGCGTTTTCGCCGGGCGGAGAGGAGGCAAGTCGGAGCTAGTGGCGGCTGTGGCCTGCTACAAGCTTTACTTGCTATTAAATATCAGGTCTCCGCAGGAGCACTTCGGTTTGTTTCCCGGCTCCATCATTGACTTCACGTTTCTTGCGCAGGATGAGAACGGCGCTCACCGCCTGTTCAAGAAGCTGCGCGAGCAGGTGCTCAAGGCTGAAAGCTTTTTTGCCCCGTACCTGAAGGATACTAATGCAAAGGACTTGGCATTCGTCACGCTCGCCGACCGCGAGAAGCAGGAGTCCACGCCCACGGTCACAGTAAGCTGCCTTCCATGCACCACGAACGCCGTGCGTTCGCCTTCATCCATCTTCCTTGCGCTCGACGAGTTTGCACACTTCCGCTCCGCGAAAGGATCGACGTCGGACGACATGTACGCGGCGGCTACGCCGTCCACGGCAGACTTCCACCACGAGAAGCTCGTCGCGGCTGGCACCTTGCCGGAAGAGCCGATGGGCACGGATTTCGGCACGGACTCCAATGTGCGTTTCGAGGAAACCGAGCCGGGTCTTGAGTTCGAGGACGAGAACGAGGGCATTCAGGACTCCATGATTCTGAGCATCAGCAGCCCGCTCAAGAAGATCGGCAAGATGTACGAGCTTCACAAGATGGCGTTGGAAGAGGGACCTATCGTTTCCGGCATCTTCACGCTTAATTGCCCAAGCGCCGAGATGAACCCGAAGCTGCTGGCGAAGTTCCTCAAATCTGAGTACAAGAAGAACCCGCTTACATTCAAGGCCGAATATGGCGGCAAGTTCCTAGAGTCGTCCGAATCCTATGTGACTGAGGCATCGGTGAAGAAATGCACGGACTGCAAGTGGGACGAGAGGGGGTTGCCTGTCGAGGGAAGCGCACGCATCAACATCCAGCGCTTCACTCCGATGCAGATCGGCAGGAACTATTTCTGGGGCTTCGACCTCGGCATGACGAACGACGCATCCGCGCTCGCCATTGGGCACCTTGAGCCAGGCGGTCCGCACGGCACGATCAAGCTGATCTACGACTATATCGACCGGATGATGGTCGGCGAGAAGGGCGAATGGCCGGGCGTAAAGGTGGGGATCGGGCAAAACAAATACGAGGGTTATCAGATTCTTCCGCTGGAAGACATCCTCGACTGGATGGAGGAGATGAACAAGATTCTTCCATGCTTCAAGGGGGCGACCGACCAGCATGGAGGCCAGCAGCTTGTACAGACACTTGAACTGAAGAAGATCAGGAACTTCGAGCTTGTCAACCTGACGCCCGCGATCAACTCGCAGATGGCATACGCCCTGCGCGGCTACATCGAGTCCGAGCGCTGCCGCTTCCCTTACGTGCCGAAGTTCATCCAGGAACTGAAGCTCGTCGAGCTTGAGGTTATGGCGAAGTACCGCATTCGCGTCGCAGCGCCGCAGGAAAAGGGCGCTCATGACGACATGGCGGACGCTGCCATGCTGTGCGCCTTCCTTGCCCAGCGCTGGCTGTTGGAGCAGGGGCAGATGATGGACCCCTCCGGTCTCAGCCTGCTCATGCAGGCGCAGATGATGCGCCCCCCGGCCCCGCTGCTCGGCATGGACGGCATCCCCATGCAAGTCCTGAAGATCATGGAAAAGCTCAAGAAATCCCAACAACATGCAGCTTCTTACATGGGAACTAACCCCGTAAGCCCTTGGAATAGGAGAGGGAGAAGGTAATTCCCTATTATTCCAATCCGACTCGGTTGTGAACCCGCCAAAAAACTAATTCCCCCCTCCTTATTATGACCAACAACCAAGTGTTGATTGTTGCTGCTTGCATCACGGCTGTCCCTGCCTTTTTGACCTTCACCCTCGGTTGGATGGTGAGGAATCAGATTGAGAACATACATTTGTCCATCAATTCCCGTTTTGACCAGTTCCTGAAGCTGGCTCAAAAGGCCTCGTTCGCCGAGGGCGCAAAGAGCGAGACGGATAAAGCCAGCACCAAGAGGAACACAAGCTAAAGACTCCAAGACCATCGAGTGCTTAACACCGAGGCCTTGAAAAGAAGTCTCCTGCGGCCCGTTGACATTCCCCACGCATCTGCGGTAAAGTGCTCAAGAGGCATGGAGTGATGGCCAAAAACATCATCCAATCCGAGCGCCAAAGATCCCGCGCAGTCGAACTCATGAAAGACATCTATGCCAGCCACGTCCAAGACCCGACCTGTGGCCTCGGCGAAAAGTGTCCCATGATGATAGACTTGAAAAAGCGCATCGAGGAGGAAGAAGCTCTTCTCGGGGAAAACTTTCCGCCCACATTTGGATTGAAGTAAAATTCATTTTCATGCAGCCGCGTAGGCACCGACTCCCGGCGCGGTGAGTGTGTACACGGAGAGCTATGCCAACAAAGAAGGCCAGTAGTGGCAAGTCGGTACCAATTTACGCGCTTCAAAATCCCGATAAAAACGTCACTTTGCGGTTCGTGTACTTGGACTTGTCTTATTCTGAGCATGCCGCGCTCATTTCTTTTGCCTACAACCTTACGGGGCCCCGCAGACCGCAGCCGTCCGTGGAGCCGGAAAAAACCGTTTACAAAAACCTCCGGCCATGGAAAAAAGCAGTCATTCCGAGCTATGTCGTGGTCGCTGACAGTGCCGACCTCACCGGCGCTCCTGTGATTGCATGGGATGGCAAGAAGTCTTTGCAAGGCAAGGCTCCGTGGGGACGCCCGATTATTGGGACGATCACCGGGTGGGTAGCCGCAAACGGGTGGGCTGTTGCGATTGACCCAGCGGCAATGGAGCTTGCGCAACGCCAGCAGAAAATGCGCCAAGTCGCAGCCTTGGAAAAGGCGAAGTTTTCTGAGCCTAAGATCGTTGCCCAACCTGCCCCGCAACCCGTCCCGCAGCCCGTTGCGGAAACCCCCGCACCCCTGCTAACCGCGCCGGAACCTATTTCTGTGGCAGGCGAGGCAGCCGAAGATGAGATCGATTTCGACTACACGGGCGACCCGTTCACAGTCAACGCGGACGGGCATTATGTGGGCATGGACGGCTTCGTGGTTCCAAGGAACTTTGACGAGTTTTATGACCGCTTCCCGAAGTACGTGCTCAGGTGGGTGCAGAAGCGCCTCAACCGTTTCGTGGTAGACGAAGACGTTGAGGATTGGACGCAGGATTTACTGATCCACATGAAATGGCTCCCGCAGGCATCCAAGCACAGGATGCCCGGCGCGAACGGACGATTGCTGGGATGCGCGGATGTGGTCGAAACGTTCAATCCGTACCAGCAGTACGGGGCGTCCGAATGCCGCTTCCGCAACTATATCAATTTCTGCCTTGCAAACAAGTTCAACACCATGCAGAGCAAGCGCCAGAAGAATCCGATATGCCGCCCCGGAAACATTGCTTTCGGCGTATCCTTGGACGAGGCGGACCCGACGTCCAGCAGCGACGAGTTCATCCACGCCAACTCGCCGCTGCTGGCAACGCAGTCGTTGCGCATGCAGAAGCAGCATGACGACCGCCTGTACACAAGCGAGTTCAAGCAATACGTGCGCAGGGAAGACCCGAGCATCTACCCTGCGATAGAAGCGCTGGAGTCGTGCGGATCGATGGGGGAGGCGGCAGAGTACATGGGCGTCACCGAACAGGAGTTCGCCCGTTGCCGCATGCGCCTCAAGCAGCTTGCCGAGTTCTTCCTCAAGAAGCAGCATGCTCCCAAGCAAAGGAAGCCATACAAGAAACGTGCTGCTTCGGCAGGATGAGTAGGGTAAGGATGCCGTGGGCATGGACAACGGCTGGATGCTGTCCTATAATGACCGCCCGTTCATCAGAAGCTTGTACTCGAAGTGCGACATATACCCCGTGCGCATGCCGAGCCATTCCCAAGGGGGAGCAAAGACCGAGCTTCTCATCAAGCCAAAGGGGGAATTCGCATGCCAAGATGCGTCGGAAACCCCAACCGGAAAAAAGACCAATCGGCTGTCTGCGCTTTCGAGCTTAAAGCCAATGAGCTTGGGCTGACTCCCGACCAGTACATCCAGTCGAGGGAGCTTCGGGCGTGGGCGGTCGTGCACAAAAATACGCGTTACATACCCGAGGCGCTCTTGAAAGTGTGGGGACTTGTCCCGGATTCCTTTTTTTAATGGCCCGAAAGCCTTAAAACCCGAGATTAGCGGTATTATTTCTTAGCAGCAAATGCTGCAATAGGAGATCGCATGGCTCGATCAGCAGATACAAACTTCCAATCGTTCATCGTTCGCACCCTCAACCGTGGGCACTACACGACGGAAGAGCTTTATAACCTCGCCCGCACCCGGAAATTGATGCTCACCCGCAGCCGACGCCGCGATGCATCCCGTCCGTCTCAGTTCGCGTGGCAGCATCAGCTTCGCCGTGATCAATACGCCCTAGCTACACAAGGCGTAATTGCCCGTCAAAACGACGGCACGTGGGGCTTGACCAGCTACGCCCGCTAAGCTGAACCAGACAATACATAGAGGAAAGTTGGGGCTGTCCTGTAACAGGGCAGCCCCTTTCTTTTGCAGTATTAGGCTCCATGGGGAGTCTGACCCACGGCAGTTTGTTCACTGGAATAGGCGGAATCGACCTGGGACTCTCGTGGGCTAATTTTGAGACCATCTGGCAGGTGGAAATTGACAATTTCTGCAACCGAGTATTAGAGGCTAGGTGGCCTAATGTCTCAAGATTCTCCGACGTCAGAGACGTCGGCAAGCACAACCTCCAGCCAGTCGGTCTCATCAGCGGCGGCTTTCCCTGCCAAGACCTCAGCGTTGCAGCCGGGGGCAAAGAGCGAGGACTCCACAACCGCTCCGGTCTCTGGTTCGAGTACGCAAGAGTCGTCCGGGAACTACAGCCTCGTTGGGTCCTTGTTGAGAACGTTCCTAATCTCAAGACTAAAGGCGCTGACCGGGTCGTCTCTGACTTGGAAGGAGCAGGCTACTCCTGCTGGTCGTCCGTGGTGGGTGCTGAAGCTTTCGGTGCGCCATTCCAACGGGAACGCGTTTTCATCCTCGCGCATCACGACCCCCACGGCATTAAATGCCTTGGAGAAGACGTGGCCAGAGGATGGACGCTTTCACCAGAACTCGAAAGGAAGATGGCGCAAGCGTGCCAAGACTGGCATTACTGGGAGTATGAACTGGGCGCAGGAAATGCTCGTTCGAGCGGTGATCCAGAAGAACCAGAATCTGATGCCTACGCCCGAGGCGTTAGAGCAGTTTATGGGATTCCCGATTGGTCATACCGACTTAAAGCGCTAGGCAATGCCTGCACGCCCGTGATCCCTG